CGCGACGCGGACGGCGCGGGGTCCGACGTGAACCCGCTCATGCCGCTGCTGGTCATCAGCGGGCGCGCCGCCGAGCTGGACCGCGTGCGCGCGTTCGAGCGCGGCGCCGACGACTACGTCCTGAAGCTGGCGCTATAGGTGTTCGCAGGCAGCGGGACCGGGAGCCGAACGTCGGTCGGGCTCATCCACTTCCCGTCCTCACCGAGCGGAACGAGGACGAGGCCGCCGCTGCCGAACGCCTTGGCCTCCTCGCTCCCGGGCGGGTAGACCATGAAGCCGTTCGGCCAGATGCCGCGGAAGCCGGCGCGGAGCGCGTCGAGTGTCTCGGCGTCCCGGACGGGGGAGAGGTAGGCGTCTTGGATGGCGCTGAGGACGTGCAGGACCTCCTGCTCGCTGTCCCTGCAGTCGAGGACCCCGCTCAGCTCCCGCTCCTGGGCCTCGAGCTGGCTCGCCTGGCCCTCCGCCGCCTGCTGCTCCTCGGTGAGCTCAGAGCGCATCTCCTGCCAGTCCTCGGCGTCGAGCTTCCCGTCCTGATAGTCGCGCCGGACGCGGGCGAGGCGGTCCGCCGCGCGGATCGCCTCCCGCTGCGCCTCATCGCGGCGGGCGCGGACCTCGGCGATGCGCGCGCCGACGTTCCGCTCGTGCTGCTCGATCATGGCGCGCACGTCGACGTGCCGGCTCGTGAACCGCTCGACGATCCCGCGCTCCAAGAAGTCGCGCTGGTAGACGGGTGAGCTGCACGCGCCCGCGCCGTGGTTCCGGCCGCGCTGGCACTTGTAGACCTCGTAGCCGTGGCGCTTGTCGGTCCGCGGCCCGAGAGGGCTGCCGCACAGGCCGCATCGGAGGTAGCCGTTCAGGAACAGGTGGCCGGAGGCGGTCCGGCGGTTCGGGCCGCCCTTCCGGTGACGGCCGCCGAGGAGCGACTGCGCCTTCGCGAACACGTCCGGCTCGATCAGCGCCGGGTGCCCGCACGGGCACGTCCGCTCACCGTCCGGGTCGAGGCCGGCGTAGACCTTGCGGCGGAGCATCTGCGCGATCGTGCCCTGCACCCACTCCTTCGCGTTCCGCGGCTTGATGCCGTCCGCGTTGAGCCGCTGCGTGATCGCGTACTGGGAGACGCCGTCGACCCACTCCCGGAAGACGCGGCGGACGACCTCGGCCTCGGCCGGGTCCTCCTCCCAGCGGCCGGCGTCCTTCCTCCGGTACCCGTAGCTCGGCCGGCCGTTGTGCAGGCCGCGGGCGCGGCGCTCCGCGTGCGTGTCGGCGGCCCGCTCGCTGATCATCTCCCGCTCGAACTCGGCGAAGACGGCGAGCATCCCGAGCTGCGCCCGTCCGTGCGGCGTCGTGGCGTCGATGTTCGGGGAGAGGCAGACCAGCTCGACGTGCGCCTCGCGCAGCTCCTCGTGGACGTTGAAGAGGAACCGGGCGGAGCGGCCAAGCCGGTCGAGCTTCGGGATGATCAGGAAGTCGAACTCGCCGCGGCCCGCGGCGGCCTTCATCTGGTCGAGCGCCGGCCGGCTGTCCTTCGCGCCGGAGACGCCCCGATCGACGTACTCGCCGACGACGGTCCAGCCGCGGCGGTCCGCCTCCGCCCGGCAGACCTGGGCCTGCGCGTCGAGGCTCAGGCCGCGCTCGGCCTGGCGCGTCGTGCTGACCCGGTTGTAGATCGCTGCGCGGCTTCCGCGGTCAACGGTGGGTACGCTGGTCATGTCCGCTCCTTCTCAGCGGGCTTTCGCGAGCCGTCTCGTCACCAGCGGGGCGGCTCGCCCTCTTCTTGCGCTGCTCGTGCTTGGCAGCGTCGCGCGATCGTCTCAGATGCGGGGAGTCGAGGCGGGCGATCAGCCGGCGGCGCTCGTTCGGGACCGTCGGCAGCGTCGCGACGATGGCGGCGACCTCCTCCGGGTCCGCCCGGAGGACGAGCGCGACGGCGGCCGCGAACACGTCCTGCCGCTCGCAGCCGATCCCGGCCGCGAGCTTGTCCACGGCGGCGAGGTCCCGTTCGAGGTCCCGCGCCTTCACGGTCTTGCCGCCGCTGACGGGCTCGAAGCCGGCGGCCTCGATGAGCGCGTTCCAGGAGCCGAAGAGCGTGTTGATGTCCCAGAGGTGCGGCCGGCGGCGGGCGCGCGCCCACGCGCTGGCGGACGGCTGGCGGCCGTACTCCTCAGCCCATTCCTGGACGCCGCGGATCGCGTCCTCCCTCGTGTACTTGGGTGCTCGTACCGTCATGGCGGGGACCCTTACACAGCGCCGAGCACGAAACCTCTTTCCCTGCAAACGGGGGTTTTTCGGGTCAAGCGGCGACGCGTGCGGGCCGGTGGCCGGGGCCTGCGCGGACCTCGGCCGGCTCCTCCCGGCCGTGGCTCATCAGGGTGAGCGCCTGGGAGATGGGGGTGGGCTCGTCGAGGTACGCGGCGCGGTACTCCTCGAGCGTCGCCTCGATCGCGCCCCGCCAGTTGCGGCGGTCGTAGGTGTCCACAGGCCACTTGACCTGCGGCGTGGCCTGCGCCCATGCCTCCTCCCAGGAGAGGCCGGCGCGCTTGGAGACGGCGAGGAGCTGGACGAGCTGCTGCGCCGGCGTGGGGTACTTCCGGGGAGGGGCCATCAGGGGTTCACCCGGCCGCGGTAGGTGACGGGCATCGCCGCCGTGATCGGGGCGTCGGCCTCCGGCCCGAGGCGGCCCGGCGTCTCCCAGCTGAGCGTGAGCTCAAGGACGACGTTCCAGCGGCGCGGGTCCCCGGGGTCCTGGAACGCGCGCGTGCTGTGGCTGTCGACCCAGAGGCGGTCGTACGGGTCCGCCGGGCCGGGCGTGCCGCCGATGACGGGCACGTCGCTGTAGTCGTAGAGCGGGATGCGGTACGGGCCGGCGACCGGGCGGCCGTTGGCGTCCTGGCCGAGGTCGAGGCCGTGGACGACGAGCGCGTTGAGCTGCGACGCGAGGCCGCGCGCGGTGTGGGCGGCCCACGTCTCCGGGGCGGGCGATGGCCAGCACGTGACGGTGAGCGGAAGCGTGTGCTCGACCGGCCCCTGGTGCAGGGTCGCGCGGCCGGCCGGGGCGCGGAGGTCGCCGGCGTCGATGAGGGCGGCGGGCCGGTCGTCGTCCGCGACGTCGCTCCGCGCGAGGTAGATCACCCACGGCTCGCCGAGCGTCGCGGCGAGGTACCGGCGGACGCTGCGGAGCACGTCATCGAGGTCATGCACGGCCGGCCTGCTCCCGCGCCCAGCGCTCCATCTCCCGGCGGCCGTGGCGGTCCGCCCACGTCGCGTTGACCTCGGCGAGCGCGTCGCGCATCGGGTGCTGCGCCTCCGTCCCGGGGTGATCGACGACGCGGCGGTACTCGATGCCGCCGCCGGGCTTCGGGACCGCCATGAGCTTGCCCTTCGCCTTGATCCGGCGCGGCTTCGTGCCGTACTCCACGAAGACGGCGGCGAGATCGTCCGTGTAGGACTCGATCGCGACGCCCTCGGTCCCGCCCTCGCCGCGGCGCGGCCGGACCTGGCCGGTGCGCCAGCTCGCCTTCATCGTGCCCGGGCTCCGCTGCCGGTGCGCCGCGTACTCCGCGGGCGTCCAGCCGGGCGGGGGCTCCGCGACCGGCGTGCGGCGGCGGACCTCCTCCGTCAGGTCCTCGCCGACGGCCCGCGCGAGCCGGTCGACGGTCCGCTCCAGCGGCGCGGGGTCGTAGAGGCTCTGGATCGTGCGGTTCGCCGTGTAGCCCATCAGGTCCCCTCGATCCGGACGAGGTTGACCTCGTGCGCGACGAGCCTGCGGCCGCGGCGGATCACGGTCGGCGGCCCGTCGACCTGCCACGTCGCCTCCCCGAGCGCGCTGCTGTCGATGACCACGCGGTCGTCGGCGTCGAGCTCGACGAGGGGCCGGTAGATCAGGCGGGCGCGGAACACGTCGCTGCCGTCGTCGCTCTCGCTCGCCGCGGTGACGGTGAGCAGGCACGGGAACGGGCTCCCGGTCGTCTCCGCGGTCGGTCGCTGCCCCTCGATCCAGGGGCCGGACTGCTCGACGCGGAGCCGGCGGCCGGTGTCGATCATCGCGCGGACGAGCGTCGTCACGCGTCGTCCTCCAGGGGGACGGGGACCATGCCGCTGCGGATCACGATGCCGCTGCCCGACAGCTCCTCGTAGACGCGGGCGGCGATCCGCTCCGCGGCGCGGAGGACCCGGATGTCGCCGGTCGCGATGTCATCGGGCTCGCTGAACCAGTCCTCGCCGAGCGCGATCCGGTGCGCGGCCTGCGCGCAGACGGCGCGGGCCAGGGCGGCGGCCTGCGGCTCGGTGAGCGCGCCCGGGTCGAGCTTGAGCCCCGTCTCCTTGACCGCGTACGGGCCGAGGATGCGGTCCACGTCGCGCTCGGCCCGGTCGAGGACCCGCTGCGCCTGCTCGTCATCGGCCGGCACCGAGATGAGCTCGAAGTCGGTGAGGTACGCGTCGAGGTCCGCAAGCGTCGCGTACGTGCTCATCGCTTCCTCGCGGGCAGGGCGCTGTAGGTGAGGGTCCGGTGCGCGACCGTCCGCGCCCACGGCATCTTGTTCGCGAACGCCCAGCGCCACTGGCGCTTGGACACGAACTTGCCGCGCTTCGGCGGCGCGCCCTTCCTCGCGAGCCGGCGACGGGGCGGCGCAGCCGTTGTGATCGCCCTCGTCGCGCGTGCGCTCTGAAGGGACGGCCGCGCCGCCTGTCGCGCCGTGGTCGTCTTGCGACCCGGCAGGGGTCCGCGCTGGCCCCGAGGTCCGTTCGTGATGAGCGACGACGTGGACCTCGGGGCCTTACGCGCCACCACCGGCTTGGTGTGATCCTGCCCGCGCCGGCCGCGGGTATGTGGCGGCCGGCTGGCGGTGGCGCTGCGCGACTTCGCCGGCGCGGTGGCCGACGTACGGTTGGGGGCCGGGAGCGTCATCCGACGAATGCGGGCGGCGCGCCCGGCCGTGGCGGGGACCACGCGGGGCTGGGAGGTGACGTGGACCCGCGCCGTCTGGCGGGGCTTGGTGGCCGTGCGGGCCGGACCCTTGCCCCTGGCGGTCGGTGCCGTCAGAACCTGCGGACGGCTCGCCTGGCGCTGCACGCGGAACCGGACCCGCGGGACCCGGGGGCCGCCGGAGGAGGAGCCGCCGGAGCCGCCGGCCGCGGAGGCGGCGACGAGCAGCGCGCCGGCCGCCGCCGCCGCCCGCCCCGAGGACCGCTGCTTGGTGCGCGGACGGGACGGGCGCGCGGCGCGGGCCGACGAGCGCGGGCGGACCTTCCTCGGTCCCCGGGTGCGGCGGGCGCGGGCCACGGCTACGCGATCGGCGGGGCCTCGACGCCGGTCAGCTTCACGATGCTCTGCGGGTGCGGCACGCCGAGCCCGAGGCGGTACCGGCCGCGGACGAGCACGGCGTCGCTGCTGAACTCCTGGCTGCGGTCGACCTCGATCGTGACCTGGCGGCGCATCACGATCATCTGCTGGGCCGGCGCGTAGACGATGACCGTCGTCGTGTCCGGCTCCGGGTCCTCGCCCTCCGTGACCGGCAGCCAGCCGGTCGTGTAGACGGGCGGGATGCCGTCCGGCCGGCCGACGTAGACGTTGCTCGTGTCGTCCTCCTTGAGCAGGTCGAGCGCGACGGCCGGGCGCGGCCCCATCAGCACGGCGTACGGGCCGGGGACCCGCGCCTCGACCAGGAGCCCGACCGCCTTGATGACGTGGTCCCAGGACATGGGTCCGTCCACGGCGAGGCTCTGCGTGTCCGCGACGTTGATCAGGCCGTTGAAGCCCTTCGGCTCCGTCGCCGTGCTCGCGGTCAGCAGGGCGCGGTCGCCCTTCAGCGCCATCGCGATGTTGATGTTGTCGCTGACGAGCTGCAGGAGGTCCGGGTCGCTGTCCTCGAACGCCTCGCTGGAGCCGCGGACGAGCGCCTTCAGGGCCTTGACCGGCACCTCGAACTCGTCGAGGTCCGGGTCGCTCTCGGTGATCTCGTCCAGCTCGTCGTAGAACGCCACGTCGACGTCGCCGGTGAGCATCGGCCACTTCACCGACTTGCTGTCGGTCGGGATGATCGGGACGCCGGACGCGGCGACGACGGACTGCTCCCGGAAGTGCTCGATCAGCACGGTCCGGAGGTCGTCGGGCTCGACGGGCTCGGCGGTCGCGTGCGTCAGGTCGCGCATCTCGCCCTTCGGGACGCTCGCGATCGCGTCGAGGACCCGGGCCTCGGCGGTCTGATCGTTCGGCGTGACGGAGCGGTCCTCGACGCGGAGGCCGCCCCCGGTGCGCTGCTCCTCGGGCACGGTGGCCTCCTCGCTGCTGGGGGGTGGGGTGGTCGCCGCCGGCTCGGCCGACGGCTCGGGCGCGGCGCGGTACTCCGCCGTCGCCGCGCTGTAGGCGGGGCTCGTCACGACGCTCACGTCGCGCAGCTCCGCGATCTCGTGCACGTGACGGACGTTCCCGCGCCACTCGTCGCGCTTGACGACCATCCGCCACGAGCAGGAGCGCAGGTCGCCGCGCTCGATCGCGTCCCGGATGTCCGCCCGGCTCTCGGCCAGCTCGACGGACCAGTGCAGGCCGTCGTCGCGGTCCTCCAGCTCCAGGGTCCCGGGGTGCCGGCCGATCGGGACGCCCGCGTGATCGACGGTCGCGACGAGGTCGTCCAGGCGCGCGCCGCGAAGCGCGCCGGGCTCGATGACCTCCCGCCAGCCGCCGAGGTCACGGGACTCGACGCCGTACGGGATGAGGCCGCGGACACGGCGGCCCTCGACGGTCGGTGCGTTCGCCTCCGGCGCGCTGCGCGTCTCCAGCGTTCCGGCGGTCGGTCGGTCAGGCAACGTGGGCCTCCTCCGGCTCCAGGTTCTCCAGGCGGCGGACCTCGGCTCGGGTCATCCAGCCGGTCACGGGGTCGAGCGCCGCGGTGTAGACCTCGGCGCGGGTCTTGCTGTCGCCGCGCAGGAGCGCGTCGATCAAGAACTCGCAGTACGTGCCGGCGGGGAACAGCTCCTCGTCCGCGCTGAACGCCTGCTCGATTGCGGCGAGCCAGGGGCGCAACGAGAAGGTCACGAACGCCTGCGCCTGCATCTCCACGTTGGAGTAGGTGAGGCTGTCGCCCGCGTCGACGCCGATCATCCACGGCGGGACGCGGAAGATGCGCGCGACCTCCCCGGCGCTGAAGCGGCGCTGCTCGATGAACTGCGCGTCCTCCAGCGGCATCCCGACCTGCTCGAAGGCGACGTCGCCCTGGACGACCGCGATCCGGTGCGCGTTCCGCGCCCCGCCGTGCCGCGCCTGCCACGCCTTGTCGAGCGCGGCCATCTGGTCGTCCGCCTGCGGGCCGGCCGGAACCTTCAAGATCCCGCCCGGCATCGCGCCGTTCGTGAAGAACGCCTGCCCGTGCTCCGCGAGCGAGGACGACAGGCCGAGCGCGACCCGACACTGCTTGACCGGCGAGAGCCCGATCAAGCCGTCGAGCGTGAGCCCGCGGACGTGGATCACGTCCCGCGGCCCAACGGTCTGCGTCCGGCCCGCTCCGTCCGTCACCGTGTAGAGCACGAGCCCGTTCTTCGCCTCCGGCCGCACGCGATCCGGCTGCATGAGCGCGAGCTGCTCGACGTGGCCCTCCGCGTTGCGGAACTTCCCGACGTACGCGTTGCCGTAGAGGTTCAGGTGGGCCATGAGCTGCCCGATCAGCGAGTGCTGCGTCGTCGCCGGAGCCGGCCGGCGCAGTAGCAGCCCGGTCCCGTCCTCGACGCGCTCCCGGCCGCCGTCGCTCCGCGTCCGGTACACGATCAGCGGCAGCGAGGCGGCGCTGTCCGCGAGGACCCGGACGCACGCGTACGCGTCCGCGATCGTCATCGCCGACCGCGCGCTGATCGCCTCCCCGCCGGCCCCGCTCTGGAGCATGACGGCGGGCACGCTGCTCTTCGTCAGCGCCCGGTTCTCGCCGGCGCGGCCGGCGCGCGCGGCCTCCAGCCGGGCGACGCGCTCGGCGCGCTGCTCAACCGTCTCCACGGCGACCTACGCTTGCCCACGGGATCGAACACACGTTCGGGATCGTCCCCGATCCCCGAAAGCGAAACCGCGAACGAGAAATGGCCGCCGCCCCGAAGATCCGCCCCGGGTACCGCGGCTTCCTTGCGCTCTGCCGCGCCCTCGACTACCCGCTCAAGCCGTTCCAGCGCACGATCGCTCGCGCGCACTTCGGGCCGGACCGCGAGGTCGTCGCGATCCTCCCGCGTGGCAGCGCGAAGTCGACGCTCGCCGCCCTCCTCGCGCTACACCACATCCTCACGACGCCGGACCCGAGCGTCTACATCGGCGCGAGCAGCCGCGAGCAGGCCCGCGTCATCGGAAGGATCCTCCGCCGGTACGCGCGCCACCCGCTCATCGCGCCCCGCGTCGTCGTCCGCACCGACGAGCTGCGCGACCCCGACGACCCGAAGGGCGCGGCGCTGATCGCGGTCGTGCCCGCGAGCGGCGAGAAGGCCCACGGCTGGGAGCGCCCGACGCTGATGATCGGCGACGAGATATGGGCCTGGTCAGACCGGGAGCCGACGCTCCTCGGCGCGATGATGACCGCGATGGTCAAGAACACCGAAGCGAAGTTCCTCGGCATCTCGACCGCCGCCGCCACGATGGAAAGCCCCCTCGGCCGGCTCCGCGCCCGCGCCCTCACGAGCGGCGTCGAGCGCAAGGGAGCCGTCCTGACCGCCCACGGCGGCGGCCTCCGCTGGCTCGAATGGTCGATCCCCGAGCACGCCGACCCCGAAGACCTCCGCGTCGTGGCGCAGGCGAACCCGCTCCGGACCATCGCGGAGCTACGCGAGCAGCGGCCCCGCGTCTCGACCCTCGAGTGGCTCCAGTTCCACTGCGGCAGGTGGGGCGTCCAGGCCGCCCGCTGGCTCCCACACGGCGCATGGGACGCCTGCCACGCCACCTACGAGGTCCCCGCAGACGCGCCCCTCGTCCTCGGCGTCGACGTCGGCGGGAGCCGCAGCGCGACCGCCGTCGTCGGCGTCACCCAGACCGAGACGGGCGTCCAGGTCGCGCTCGTCCAGGTCTGGCAGGGCCGCGACGCCGTGCTCAAGGCGAGCAGCTACATCGCGGAGCTGGCCGCGAGCGGCCGTCCGATCCGGGAGGTGGTCTACGACCCGATGCGCTTCGACAGCGAGGCCCAGCGGTTGGAGCGAGACCACCGCCTCCAGCTCGTCGAGTGGCCGCAGAGCGAGAGCCGCATGACCCGCTGCTCCGAGAACCTGCACCGCCTCGTGACCGAGCAGCGCCTCCAGCACCCCGGACACCCCGAACTCGACGCGCACGCCGCGAACGCGATCGCGAAGCCGACCCCGCGCGGCTGGCGGCTCGTCAAGTCAGCGGAGGGCGCACAGATCGACGCCCTGATCGCCCTCGCGATGGCCGCCGAGCGCGCCGAACAGCAGCAGCCCACGTTCCGCTTCCTGGGCATGCTCTAACCACAGCCCTCGACACGCCTCCCGCAGCCGCTCACGCCCCCGACCACGCACCCGAGCGCCAAGTACCCACAAGCCGCCCCGCCGGCTCAGCGCGGCTCGTTTTTCTGCGGCCGCCTGGGGGCGCATGCTCATCCACGGCCACCTAAGAAGTCGGTGCTCGGTGGCAGGTCCAGCAGAGGGCCACGCCGTTCGCCTCGTCGTTGCTGCCGCCGTCCGCGAGCGCGATCACGTGGTGCGCCTCCACGCGGTCCGTCGATCCGCAGCGCGCGCAGCGTCCCCCGGTCCTCGCGAGGACCCTGCGCCTGAACGTCGCGGCCCGGCCCCCGCTACCCCGCAGGCGAGGGCGGCGGGCCGGGTCATGCCTGCGGCAGTACGAGCCCCTGGTCAGGCTGCCGCAGGTCAGGCACGGACGGAGGGGCACGCACGGCATCGTCCCGTGCGCGCCCGCCCGAGCCGTTCTACGACTTCGACCGCCCGATCTCGAGGACGTAGCAGCCGGCGTCGACGTAGACCCAGTCACCGCCGACGAACAGGTACATCGCGCGGACCCACGACGAGTCGATGATCACGACCCACTGCTGCTCGCTACGCAGCCACAGCTCCGGCCCCCGGGGGTTCTCGATCATCGCGTGCGTCATCCGCTCGACGCTCGTCAGCGGCCCCCACGACTGCGAGATGATCCGGCCCCGCAACGGCGTCCGCACCTGCACGTCGAGGTCCGGCTCCCCCTCGTAGAGCAGCCGCCGCCGCAACCACGCCTCGACCTGATCGAGGTCCACCTCGATCCCCTGGTCCTCCGGCGACACCTGCTCGGGCGACCACACCGGCACGTCCAGCGCGACGTTCGACGAGCCGTCCTGCCACATCTTCTCCTGCACCTGCATGCTGCACCATCCTGAGGTAGTGGGTGAACGACCTCCGGTTCCTCAGGGGCAACGTCGCGTCGCACCCTCGCAGACGCGTCAGACAGAACCGCGACCGTCGCTCTCCTTGACCTCGTTGAAGATGCAGTTGAAGAAGGCCGATGTCGCGACTCCTGCACCGGCCCGCGCGGTTCTCGGACTGCTCGCCGACGTCGCTGGCCGTGCAGGATCGCGATCAGCGGCTACGCGGGGGGTCCGGGGGGCGGCTAGGAGCCCCCCGGGAGCCCGGAACGGCGCTTCTCCTTCGGCCTGGGGGCAAGGTTCGTGATAGGCGGCACCGCCGCCCTCACCGTCTTCCTCGTTCTCGGGCGCGCGGCGGGCGGAGCCTCCCGCTGACTTGCTGACACTATCGCCGTGCTAGGGCGGCCACCTGCCCACGCTCCGCGTTCTTGTCGCTCGCGTGGTGCTCGGTCCGGGGTTCCACCGGCGGAGACGATCCGGGCTGCTGGCGAAGGGCGCTCGCCGCGCTATGTCCGTCCAGGCGACGAGCTAGCTTGCGCGGCTCCTTCCTTGGTTCCCACCCTCGGAGGGCTCTTGAGAGGCCCGCCGCGCACGGCGGGCCTCTTGCTCTTCATGGGCGACGAGATCTCGCAGGCCGGCGAGGACGACGAGCATCTTCCGCCGGCTCAGACCGTCCGGGTTGTGCCCGAGCGCGAGCAGTCTGCGCGCGGACGCTCAGCTGCTTCGACTTCGGCTTCCTCGCCGCCTTCCGGCGCTTCGGGCGCGCCATCAGGCCACGACCTCAACCGGCGCGAACAGGTATTCGAGAGCGAAGCCGTTCAGCTACGGCGAGCTGCGCCTGCGCGTGGCCGCGCTGCTGCGCCGCGCCCAGGGGCGCCGGGCGATGGGCCGCTGGCGGATCGGGTCGCTGAGCGTCGACGTCGCCGCGCGCGACGTG